AAGTATCGCACGATTTCGATAGTTCAAACCAAACGGACCACAGTTCAAACCAAACCAAAAACCAAAACAAAATGCCATTATTCAAATGTGAGTGCTCCCCAGGGGAGGAGGTGAAAGTAAGTGAGTGCACTATTAAACTTGTGCCAGGTAAAGGAATGATACACGATGTAAACTGTGAGAAATGTGGAGAGTTTATGGAGCTCGCCAATCCTAAGCTGGGGGAGTGTGCTGGTTTTACTAGTAATGATATGGGGCAACTATGAGACACGGCTCTCTATTCTCAGGTATTGGAGGCTTTGACTTAGCAGCTGAGTGGATGGGCTGGGAGAACGTCTTTCATTGTGAGAGAGAGCCCTTTGCGCAAAAAGTATTAAATTATCACTTTCCAAATTCTAAACTATATGAAGATATCACAACCTTTGACGCGACAGCTTACGCTGGACGAATTGATATCCTCTCAGGAGGGTTCCCCTGTCAGCCCTTTAGCGCAGCTGGACTCAGAAAAGGAACAGAGGATGAGCGCCATCTCTGGCCGCAAATGCTTAGAATCATTCGAGAGATTAAGCCCAGCTACGTCTTGGGGGAGAATGTTCGCGGGTTGCTTAATTGGTCAGGGGGATTGGTATTCGAACAGGTGTGTACTGACTTGGAAGCTGAAGGGTACGAAGTCGTACCGCTACTACTTCCAGCTGCTGCCGTCAACGCTCCCCATAGAAGAGATCGAATCTGGTTTGTTGCCTACTCCTATGGCTCAGAGCAGACAGGCAACAAAAGAGCAAACTCTGAAGAGGAAAGAGAAGTACGGAGGAATGAAGCGAGCAATGTATCTAGAGAATTATCTAGCTCTAGGGATGCTGCCGACACCTTGCGCACAAGAGGGGGGCAAGATAACAGGCAAAGAAAATCAAAACTCCTTAACGAAAATGGCAAGGTTAGAAACTGGCAAAACTTCCCAACTCAACCCCCTATTTGTGGAGGAGATGATGGGCTTCCCAAAGAATTGGACTCTATCACCTTTCCAAAGTGGAGAAAAGAAAGTATAAAGGCATACGGTAATGCAATCGTGCCACAGGTAGCATATGAAATTTTTAAAGCAATAAATAAAATAAAATGACTAAAAAAACATTACAACAAGAGATCCAGGAGCTCAAAGTACTACAGTACGGAGCTGGCAAAACATTAACGCCTGGAGTACAAAGCTTAATCTACACTCTCAGTTGTGTGGAAGCGGAGGAGTTTCAACTTCAAACCTTTTGCGAAGTGAACGGTACTTGCTACACAGTAAGAGGTAAAAGCGGAGACGACTACAATCGCATGAGGCCAGAGTGGCAACAGCTCAAAGAAGCTAGGATGAGAAAGCAAGCCATACTCCAACGATTAGAGAAGTGGGCGGGGGATGAAGTAGAGGAGGGAGACGAGCTTAAAGAATTTTTAAGATGAGCTGGGATAAAGACATAAAAGAGCTGGAGGCTTACTTTAAAAAAGCGGCCATACCTACAGAGCCCTTTAAGCTGAATCAATACAGTACAGTAAACGATTGCACTCTATTCATAAAAAGCCATCTAACAGCGGTAAAAGCTAATAACGGAAAGATAACCTATCTCCCTTATCTTAATAGGCTAAAGGAGCTAAAAGAATTTCTAAGGTAATGAACTACTACTTTGACGAAGAGGCAGCAGATAGAGCTGTTAATTTTATTGAGAAATTTTGCACTCACGTCAAAGGGGAGTTAGCTGGCAAAGCCTTTATACTTGAGAAGTGGCAAAAAGATGACATAGTACGGCCTCTATTTGGATGGAAGAGTAAAGATACAGGCTTTAGAAAGTACAGAATGTGCTATGTAGAGATACCTAGAAAAAACGGAAAGAGCAATCTCGCAGCAGCTTTAGCTCTATACTTACTCTATGCAGACGGAGAGCCAGGAGCTGAAATCCTGTCCTGTGCTGGCGATCGCGGACAAGCGAATATCGTCTATCATATAGCTCAGGAAATGATAAAGAACAATAAACACTTACGCTCTAGGGCTAAGGTTTTAAGAAACACTATAGAGCTGGGTAGCTCCTGGTATAAAAGTATCTCTTCAGAAGCTTACAGTAAACACGGCTTAAACTGTCATGGTATTATATTCGATGAGCTACACACGCAACCTAATCGGGATCTTTGGGATGTTATGACTACTTCTGTAGGAGCTCGGAGGCAACCTTTAATAATATCACTCACTACAGCTGGGCACGATAGAGCTAGTATATGCTATGAAATGCACGAATACAGCGAGCAGCTACTCAACGGCTCAATAGAAGATGACAGCTTTTTACCTATTCTATACAAAGCAGAGCCAGATATGGACTGGACCGATCCCGAAACATGGAAAAAAGCTAATCCAGGCTACGGAACTATTTGTAACGAGGCGTATTTTATGGATGCGGTAAAGAAAGCTAAGAGCAATCCCTCTATGATAAACAGCTTTCTACGCTTACACTTGAACATTTGGACGAGTGCAGAGACAGCCTGGATCCCTGACGATATATATATGAAGGGAGATAAGCCAATCCCATACGACAGGCTCCCAAGCTTACCAGCTTACGGAGGTCTAGACTTAGCGAGTACTCAGGACTTAACGGCCTTCTCTCTAATCTTCAGAGACGAAGAGAACGACTGTTTTTATTTACTATGCCATCAATTCGTAAACTCAGTAAAGGCTCATAATAAAAAGTTAGCCGCTGGAGTGGACTACTTAAACTATGAGAGAGAGGGAGATATTACAATCACTCCAGGAAACGTAACGGATTACAGAATAGTTAAGCAGTACATCCTGGACCAATGCGCTAAGTATGACGTTAAAGAGATAGGATATGATCCTAAGTTTAGTACTTACATAGTCGCGGAGCTTACAGAGGAGGAGATTACTATGCAGCCAATGGCTCAGAACATAACAAGTATGAACGGCCCGACTAAGGAAATGGAAATGGAGATAATGAAGGGTAACTTAATACACGGCGGCAATAGATGCTTACGCTGGCAGTTCGGTTGTGCTATTATCTACACCGACAACAACGAGAATAAGAGAGTGATAAAAGAGCAGAAAGAAAACAAAAAAGTTGACGGAGTAATATCTTCTATAATTGCACTAAATAGCTACGTTCAGAACGCTACAGATAACGATGATATAATGTTAGAAATCGTAACGCTATAGTTAATATCTTCTAAGGAATAAGCCGTAAAATGCGCCCGCGCATGGCTACACTTAAGGAGAGGTTACAAAGTATTTTCAGATACAGAACAGGCAAGTATGACACTAGCTCTATAGCAGAAGCAGCTGGTATCTACAGCCTAACTAAAGCGGGCTCTAATATTACAGAGAGCAACGCGATGGCTATAAGCACAGTTTACGCCTGTGTGTATAAAATAGCAACTACAATAGCTTCACTCGGCTTAGATGTTTACGAGCGCAGCGGTAATGAGGTACATATAGCTAATGTACATCCCGCACACGATTTAATCAAGATTAAGCCCAACGCTTATCAAACAGCTTTTGAGTTCTGGGAGACTATCACAGCCTCAGCTCTTATCTATGGTATGGGGTACGCTGTTATCGAGAGAGACGAGAGAGGCTATGCTATAGCGCTTCACCCTGTTCACGCTTCAGACGTAGATCTAAGAGAAGTAAAAAACGAGAGAGTTTATATAGTAGAGGACTTCGGAGCAGTACGGCCTGAAAACATGCTGGAGATAGCAAACTTGCAGCGCACTAGCCCGATAAGATTGCATAGGGATAACCTGGGGCTAGCTAAAAGCGCTCAGGACTTTGGAGCTGAATACTTCGGCCAATCAGGTCAAATGACAGGAGTACTTACTTCTGATCAACCTTTGAAAAAGGAACAGATGGATCTTATCCAGGGCTCATGGAATCACGGAGCAGCTCAAGCGGGTACTAAGCTTATGCCGTTCGGCTTTAAGTATCAAAGAATTTCTATCTCTCCAGATGAGGCTCAATTTATAGAAACTCGCAAATTCCAGGCTGAGGAGATATGCAGAATCTTTAGCGTACCACCTTCACTAGTCCAGCTCCCATCACAAACGACTTATAACAATGTAGAGCAG